TGTGTCGTGTGGTTGTTTATCGTCTCTTTGCCAGGTGTTCTCATAGTGCCAAATTTTAAAACCACCACCTGGTGGGTAATATTGTATGTTTGGGCATTCTAAGACATCATAATAATATTGATCTTTGTCTGACCATATATAAGTTTCTTTATATTTTTCAATACATACTTTTAAACTATCATAGTAGTATGGTATATTCTTGCCAGCAACATCTATACTATCTTTACTATGTTTATCAACATAACCATGACCTGCTTTGCCTTGTTCTTGTGGTTGTGATTTGTGATGTTCAATAAGTCTATCACATATATTTGGATCTATTAAGTATTCGCCTATAAATGTTGTCATATTATTTTAAAATCATCTAAATCTGTTACTATAAAATTACCTGCTATACTGTATCTCTCAGTATTTGTTTTCATAACTTTGTGAGGTAAACTAGATTTAAATATTAGTATTGTACCTCTATCAACTTCCATTTCAAATGTCTTCATATTAAATATATTATATTTATCATATCTTGGTTTAAATAATTCTTCTTGCCCGAATGATTGAAACTGACAACTCATACCCTTGTCAAGGTATACAACAAAACTATATGTACTATTCATATGATAATGTACCTCGCCTTGTTGACCAGGTAAAAATTTAGTTGACCACATTCTTGTCATCTTTATATCTGATTGATAGTTCATTGCATTATCATTAAATGCTTTTACTTGACTTTCTATTTCTTTTGTCAAATCAGGTAATCTATCACATATCATATCATCTACAGATTGAAAACCATCAGGTTCAATCTTTTTATATTCTAGTTCTTTGATAACTTCTATATCATTATCACTTACATGTATGTTTGTAAATGCAAGTGGTTTAGCAAAGAGTGGTTGTATCTTTATTTCAGGCACTATCTATTTCTGCCAATTTCTTTCCGTCTATATCTTTAAACTCTATATTGAATGATATAATTGTTTTAGTCTTATCATTCTGTACAGGTGGTGCTCTATGTATCATAAATGACGGAAACATTACGATATCACCTTCTTCACAATTTAAATTCATAATCTCATTATTCCATACTTGTGTCTTTGCAGTACCATCAAACTGTAAATAATAAACACCCGTATAATTACGACCATGTATATGCCAACCATGTTTACTATTTTTTTCGTATTGTTGAAACCATATCTCAAATAATTCAAAGTCTTTATAACCTGCTAAGTTACACATACTTAACATTTCAGTCATAAAAGGGTTTAACATTTTTTGTACCCAAGGTCTTTCATAATCATTTGCATTACCCCAATCTGATCTTGTAATATCATCACCAAAGTATTCATCTTTTTGTTTGATAGGTGTAGCAGCTGCAGTAGAGATTAATTCTAATACATTGTTTCGTATCTCTTTGTGTTCTTTTATTTTACCGTAAAAAATCATTTGTAAGGAGGTCCTAAGTTCCACATGACTAAACTATTTCTAGTACCAGATGTAACAGTTGTAACTCTATGAGTAACAAAAGATGGAAAGATACATATAGACCCTTTTGGTTTTATCTCATTGCAAGTAAACTCGCCATGTGGTGTTCTAAATTGTAAATCACCACCCTCATATTCGTGTGGGTGATTTAGTTGTATTGTACACGATAGTTTTCTTATCTTGCCTTGATGTGAAGGGAATGTGTTATCATAAGGTTCTAAATCTTGGTCTTCATGCCAATGATAATATTGATTTAGTTTATACCTTGTAAATTGTATTTGTTCAGAATAGTCCCAATCAAAGTTCCAACCTGCTTGTCTATTTGCTTCGTGTACATATGGTTGTATCTCCTGATAAATCCAAGGATCACCTAACCAAGATACATGACTTTTTCTGTGCTTTTCGTTTTGCTTTTGTAGTTCTTCGTTTACTTGTAATTCTTCAGCATTTCTGCCACCTGTAGAGGCAATAAACTCTGGCTGGTTTTCAGCATGACGAATGATATCATCACAAACATTTTCAGGTATCACGGATACAAAATAAAAATAGTAATTCTTAATAATCATATAGGTATATATAATGCATAAATAGTATTATTATGGCACAAAATAACCCAATAACTAGTAGAGAAACACTTAAACAATACTGTTTAAGAGCGCTAGGTAAACCAGTAATTGAAATCAATGTTGAAGACGACCAAGTAGAGGACAGAATAGACGAAGCAATACAATACTTTGCTCAGTATCATTATGATGGTTCTGAAAGAATGTATCTTAAATATCAAGTAACAGCAGATGATATTACAAGAGCAAGAGAAAATGAAACTCTATCTACTGTAACAGATACAGCGGACTCTACTGTAACGGCAATTTTCAAAGAGGGTAAAAATTACATACCTATGCCTTCAAATGTAATGTCAGTATTGCAGATATTTCCTTTTACAGACAAAGCGGCATTAAATTTATTTGATGTCAGATATCAACTAAGATTAAATGACTTGTATGATTTTTCATCTACAAGTATTATACATTATGATATGACACTAAGACATTTAGATTTACTTGACCATATCTTAACAGGTGAAAGACCAATAAGATTTAATCAACACAAAAATAGATTGTATATAGATATGGATTGGGCAAATGACGTTGACGCAGGCGACTTTTTGATTATAGAATGCTACCGTAAATTAGACGGTTCTACATTCACAGATTTATTTGATGACATATTTTTAAAGAAATATTTAATTCAATTAATCAAAAAACAATGGGGTACTAACTTATCTAAGTTCCAGGGTGTTGCAATGTTAGGTGGCGTTCAAATGAATGGTGAACAAATATACTCACAAGCACAGGAAGAAATAAACAAACTAGAAGAACAAATACAGTTAAGTTACGAGTTACCACCTAATTACATGACAGGATAATATAAATGAGAAACACTTATTTCTCGCATGGTACTCATTCTGAAAAAACTCTCTATGAAGATTTAATCATAGAGCAATTAAAGATTTACGGACATGAGGTACATTATCTTCCAAGAACAACTGTAACGGAAGATAAAATACTAGGCGAAGAACCAGACGCTAAATATACTGAGGCATATTCTATAGAAATGTATATAGAAGATGTCAATGGTTTTGCAGGTCAAGGTGACCTGATAGGCAAGTTTGGTTTAGAAGTAAGAGACGAATTAACTTTCGTTGTAAGTAGACGTACATTTGAATTATTAGTAGACCAACCATCAAACACAATCGCAATAAACAGACCACGAGAAGGTGACATTATATACATGCCACTATTCAAAAAGTTCTTTCAAATAGACTTTGTTGAAGATGAGGACCCAATGTATCAGATTAATGATCTGCCTATATTTAAACTTAAATGTTCTATGTGGGAATACAGTATGGAAGATGTTTCAACTGGTGTTGCTGAGATTGATGACAAACTAACAAAAGAGAATTTAGACTTATTACAAAATCAAATAACACTAGAAGTAGGTACAACATCTTCAGGTTCATTACTTGCTGAAGTTACATCAGGTAATGTTGAAGCGTTATTGTCAGAAGCAGGTGATTTAATTGTTGACGAAGTTGATGGCGACAATATCATACTGGAAGATGACCCTACATTTGTAGACTATATAGTGTTAGAGGATAGCAACGCAACTAATCTCGCAACTGACTTACCAGGTGCTGATAATATATCTTTTGATGATGAAGCAGGATTAAATGACAATGATGTACAGAATGATATCTTTGACTTCACAGAAAAGAATCCATTTGGTGACCCAAGCGATATATAAGGAGATAAACAATGTTTAAAGACCAACAATACCATGAACTAATCAGAAAGACGATTGTTGCATTTGGTACATTGTTTAATGATTTGTACATATACCGTAGATCAAGTACAGGTAAAGTAACTCAAAAGATGAAAGTACCTCTTGCTTACGGACCTAAACAAAAGTTTATTGCTAGAATAGATCAGGACACGGCAAGGTCTGCTTCTGATCCTAAAACGACAGCATTAACTTTACCAAGAATAGGTTTTGAACTAACTGGTCTTACATATGACCCAAGTAGAAAACTAAACCGTATTCAAAAGTTTAAGAAAGTGAAAGGCGCAGATACTAAAACAATGCAAAATGTTTTTATGCCTGTACCTTATAATGTTTCATTTACACTTTTCACAATGGCGAAAAATAGTGAAGACGCATTACAAATTGTTGAACAAATATTACCAATGTTTCAACCTGACTATACAGTATCTTTAAATGTTATGCCTTCGCTAGATATAGTGAGAGACATACCAATAGTATTAAATGACGTAACATATGAAGATAGTTATGACGGTGGTTTTACTGAAAGACGAGTGTTGATGTATACATTATCATTCACTGCTAAGATGTATCTGTATGGACCTGTTACAAGTACAAAAGTTATCAAACAAGTACAAGTAGACGAATATACAAATACGAATAACTTAACGGCGAAAAGAGAACAAAGATATACAGTAACGCCAAGTCCAACTACTGCTGACGCTGATGATGATTTTGGTTTCAATGAAACTAGATCATTCTTCCAAGACGCTGACGATTATGATCCTGCGTCTGGTACTGATAAAGAGAGTTAACATAATGATTGATAATGAAAAAAGTAGAAGATAAACTAAACGAGTTATTGGACATAACTGAAACAAAGCAAGAGATTGTACAAACAAAACCTGCTGTGCCACGTCCTAATGAAAAAGAGGACATCACCAGCGACTATAAGTACAGCAGGGAAAATCTATATAATCTTGTAGAAAGAGGACAAGACGCTATAGATGGCATACTCACACTTGCAAAAGAAACAGATCATCCAAGAACTTACGAGGTCGCAGGACAATTAATTAAGAATGTGGGAGAAGTAACTGAAAAGTTATTACAGTTACAAGAGAAGATGAAAAAGTTAGGGGAAGAAACAAAGAAAGCACCTAACAAAGTTGAAAATAATCTCTTTGTTGGTAGTACGGCAGAATTGCAGAAACTAATCAAAGAGAAAAAGAATGACAAAGATTAATGAAGAAAGATTATGGGAAACTCCTTTATTTCGTACACATATAGGTCCTGATAAAGAGATACTAGATTATATAATTAGTCATAAAGATGAGATAAGAGATAGTAATGAAGACCCTAACGGTGCATGGGTAAGTAAAACTAATTTAGATTTTCCTGATCTAAAGAATACAATAAAAGAATTAAGTAAAAGTTTGTTTGGTAAGAATGTAACAGATATTACATTTACGAATATGTGGGCAAACATATTGAAAAAAGGTCAGTATCATTTGTTACATAGTCATAATGAGCATACAATGTCAGGTGCATATTACTTACAAGTACCAGTAAACTCTGGTCAAATATATTTCAAAGACCCACGACCACAAACAAACTCGTGGACACAAAAGTTTATAGATAAAGGTAACATGAGATTTTATAATCCTGTTGCAGGTGATTTGTTCATGTGGCCGAGTTTCTTAGAACATGGCACAACACCACACGATAACTTTGAAGAAAGAATAATGGTAAGTTTTGATTTAAGATTTAACGGACCAGGATACAAATATGGACACAATGGATACAACGGCTAAAAAAGTATTAGTAATGGGTGGTGGTACTGCTGGCTGGCTTACTGCCCTATATCTTACTAAAACATTCCCTCATTTTAATATTACATTGATGGAAAGTAAACCCATTGGCATACTAGGTGCAGGCGAAGGTTCGACACCACATCTAACGGCATTTCTTAGAATGTTAGATGTAGATATAGAAGAATTAATTAAAGAGTGTAAGGGTACAATTAAACAAGGTATATCTTTTGAAAACTGGAATGGCGATGGCGAGAAATACTTTCATCCTTTTCAGGCAATGGGTGAATACAATTCGTTTAGTATAGACAATCTGTTTGGTTATGGTTGTTATGATTATTATTTAAAACATTTAATTCATAGAAAAATGCCTTTGAAAGATCATACTTACTCAACTATACAATCATATAAGAATATTGTTGATACAGATAATATAGATTACTCTTTACATTTTGACGCACACTTACTGGCAAACTATTTACAAAGTATTACTCAGGTTGATAAACATATCTATGATGAAATAAAAAATATACAATATGATGAAAACGGTAACATCATAAAAATCAATGATATAGAATGTGATTTTGTTTTTGATTGTACAGGTTTTCGTAGAGAGTTAATTGGTAAAGAATATGGTAGTAAATGGAAAAGTTATGATTGTCTACCAATTAAGAAAGCAATACCTTTCTTTTTACCTACAGATAATAAACCATATACACAAGCAATCGCAATGAAATACGGTTGGGTGTGGAAGATACCTTTACAACATAGATACGGTGCAGGTTATATATTTGATAGTGATTATATTACGGAAGAACAAGCATTCAATGAAGCAAAAGAAATGTTTCCTGATATAGAGTATACAAGAACGATAGACTTCAACGCAGGTCGTTACGAACAAACTTGGATAAATAATTGTATAGCTGTTGGTCTATCTTCTGGTTTTACAGAACCATTAGAAGCAACATCTATATGGATGGCGACTGAACAACTAAGAACATTAGAAAGTTTTGTTGATGTCATGTTTACAAATGATGAAGATACTAAGAATGAATATAATAAACTAATTGGCAACAACAATGATATAGTCATGGAGTTTTTATACTTCCACTATATGACTAAAAGAAACGATAGTCCTTTCTGGCGAGAGTTCAGACAAAAGAATTGGTTACCTAGTTTTGACGATAAACTAGAAAGTATTAAACAAGGTAATCTAAGATGGTATCATACACATAGTAGTGTAGCAACATCTACTTTTAATTTGTTTTCTTGGTTGCATGTTGCAGAAGGATTAGGTCTTATAGAGAACATGAGTATATCAGGTTACGAAAATTTAAGACCAAGTGTAGAAGAATATGGAAAAAACTTACCTAGGTAACCCTAACTTAAAAGCGGCAAATCAAAAGATACGCTTTACAAAGAAACAAGTAAGAGAGTTTCTTGCCTGTCAGGAGAATCCTGTTTACTTTATAGAAAACTATATTAAGATAGTTACACTAGATACAGGTTTACAACCTTTTAAGATGTATCAGTTTCAAAGAGAAATGGTAGATACATTTCATAATAATCGTTTTAGTATATGTAAATTACCTAGACAGACAGGTAAGTCAACAACAATCATATCTTATCTATTACACTATGCGATATTCAATGCGAATGTAAATATTGCCATACTTGCAAACAAGGCACAGATTGCTAGAGACTTGTTAGGTAGATTACAACTTGCATATGAAAATTTACCAAAGTGGTTACAACAAGGTGTCATAAACTGGAACAAGGGTAGTTTAGAATTAGAAAATGGCAGTAAGATACTGGCAGCTGCGACATCTTCAAGTGCTGTTCGAGGTGGTTCATACAATATAATATTCTTAGATGAGTTCGCATATGTACCTAATAATATTGCAGAACAATTTTTTAGTTCAGTATATCCTACAATATCATCTGGTA